TTCTGATGAAGATATTCAAACAGAAGACACACTTTCTATCTTGAATAGATATATTGAAGAAGCAGAAGTCAGTCTAGACAAAGCACTTATTCAAAATGTAATCAGAGAAGTGTATCAGGAGGCATGTGAGTTGGTATAATGTTTATCATCACAGTTGCAGGAAAAGAAAGAGAAGGAGCATATTCTGTTGAAGATGAAGATGGAGAACAAGTTCTCTACATCTTTGAAGAAGAAGATGACGCCATGAGATATGCTATGCATCTGGAAGATAAAGAGTATCCAGAAATGCATGTCTTGGAGATAGAAGACGATGTGATGATAAAAACCTGTGAGATACATGGACATAGGTATGCTATAATAACTAAAAATGACATTGTGATTCCGCCTGATACAGCACATGATTTTATTTGAAAAAATTAGATGGAAGAACTTTCTTTCTACAGGTCAGCACTTCACTGAAGTTGAACTTGATAGCAATCAAACTACATTGATTGTTGGAACTAATGGAGCAGGTAAGAGCACCATCCTAGATGCTCTTACTTTTTCTTTGTATGGAAAGTCATTCAGGAAAATCAATAAGGCACAACTCATTAACAGCACCAACGAAAAGAACTGCTTGGTTGAAATTGAATTCAGTGTCAATGGTGTAGATTGGAAAGTAGAGAGGGGCATCAAACCAAACATCTTTAAGATCTACAGGAATGGTGAACCTCTGGATCAAAGTGCTTCTGCTGTAGATCAGCAAAAGTGGTTGGAACAGAATGTCTTGAAGATGAACTACAAGTCATTTACCCAGATTGTTATTTTGGGTAGCAGTTCATTTGTTCCCTTTATGCAACTTCCTGCCAACAGTAGAAGGGAAGTTGTTGAAGATCTTCTTGACATTAAGATCTTCTCTTCTATGAATGAAATTGTGAAGAGTAGGATTAGAGTCATCAAGGATGAAGTCAAAACTTTGGATTTGAAAAAAGAATCACTCAAAGACAAAGTTGAAATGCAGAAAGACTTTATTGAGCAAGTAGAAACAAAAAGTCAAAAGGATATCAGTTACAAGGAGAATAAGATTAATACCCTTCTGACTGAAGAAAATGAAAAGATGAATAGTAATGAGAAGGCAAATGCTGAAGTCAAAATACTCCAAGAGAAGTTAAAAGAATTTGAAAATGCCACTAGCAAATTGCGTGAGTATGGCAATATCAAAGGAAAACTCTCTCAAAAAATTACTTCTATTGTAAAGGAACATAAATTTTTCTCTGATAATAGGGTTTGCCCTACCTGTGATCAGGATATTGAGGAGACCTTTCGCGTAAATAGAATTAAGGACTCTCAAGATAAAGCACAAGAATTGCAAGAGGGATTTAAACAACTCCAGGAGGCAATTAAAGAGGAAGAGTTGAGAGAGTCCACTTTCAAACAAATTTCAGGAGACATCAGTAAACTACTTAATGACGTATCTACAAACAATGCTCAGATATCTGGGTTTCAGAGACAAATCAGAGGACTTGAATCTGAAATTCAAACTATTACCAGTCAGATCCAAAACAGAAATACTGAGCATGAGAAACTAGAACAGTTTAGAGAAAGTCTTCAAGATACATACCAGTTGCTTGCTGATAAAAAAGAAAGTATCTCTTACTACGACTTCACTTACAATCTTCTCAAAGATGGTGGAGTAAAATCTCAAATCATCAAGAAGTATCTTCCTTTGATTAATCAGCAAGTTAATAAGTATCTCCAGATGATGGATTTCTACATTAACTTCAAACTTGATGAAGAGTTTAATGAAACTATTGAAACACCCATCCATGAAGACTTCACATATTCCTCTTTTTCAGAGGGTGAAAAAATGAGAATAGACCTCTCCCTCCTTTTCACTTGGAGGGAGATCGCCAGAATGAAGAATTCTGTTAATACAAATCTTCTGATTATGGATGAAGTATTTGATTCTTCTCTTGATGGTTTTGGAACTGATGAGTTTCTTAAAATTATTAGGTTTGTGATTAAAGATGCCAACATCTTTGTAATTTCTCACAAGACAGGAATGGAAGATAAGTTTGAGAAACTTATCAAGTTTGAGAAAGTGAAAGGATTTAGTAGAATGAACTGATGGCAACATACAGACATTTAGAAACAGGAAAGAGATTTCTATTCATCCACATACCAAGAACTGCTGGTAGATTTGTAGAACATAATCTAGAATCACAGGGATGGGTGTGGGATGATAACTTGGGTCTTAGTAGCAAATATAAAAGTATAGAGGGAATTGAGGTAGCACATTTCCATAAAGAGTTTTATGAAAAACATTTGAATGTAAAAGATATTCCTCACATTTGTATTGTTAGAAATCCCATAGACAGATTCATCTCAGCATCCATATATCTCAAAAGAGTATATGGTGATGACATCCAAGAATTGATGGAAGATGAAAATTATTTTTATAGTATGTTGAGTAACTTCCCTTGCTCAGAGTCAGTAAATTGGTACAGACCACAGGTTGACTTCATTACAGATAAAAGTCATATTTGGAAGTTTGAGAATGGTTTTGGTGGAGAGTTTTCTAAATGGATGAGTGATCTGGTAGGTGTTGAGATTACAATGGATCAGAATGTGAAGTACATTAAAGATCCAGATGAACACAATAAGCTTGACAAAACACCTGCTCTCATAGATAATATCAGACAACTCTATCAACAGGACATTGGCCAACTCTATCCCGAACTGGCAACATCATTCTAAGAAAGAACAAAAAAGAAAACTTAAACCTCAGGCACTGAGGGCAAGAAAAGAAGCATTGCGCCAATTTAAAAAGCGTCACATGGGTCACTCAAAAGGTGACCCTTTTGTTTTAGGATGATACCATCAGCAAAAGACACATGCCTGTCAACTACGAAATCAAGTCCCAACTTGCTAAACTGCTTGCTACTGAAGATATTGTTGTAGAAAATAAAAATGTAGAGACAGCACAGTTCAATGTGGAAACTCGTGTGCTGACTCTTCCAATGTGGAAACGTGCATCTAATGATATTTTTGATATGCTGGTTGGGCATGAGGTAGGACATGCACTTTATACTCCCAATGATTGGTCTTTTGAAGATAGGGTTCCTCGTCAGTTTGTAAATGTGACAGAGGATGCTCGTATTGAGAAACTGATGAAGCGTCGTTATCCTGGTCTGTCTAAGAGTTTCTACAGGGGTTATCAGGAACTATCCAAAAATGACTTCTTCTGCCTTGAGGGTGAAGATATTTCCAAGATGAATCTTGCTGATCGTATCAATCTTTACTTCAAGATTGGTAACTTTATTGATGTCCCTTTCAATGATGAGGAGGAAGGCATCAAAAATATGGTTTCTGAATCTGAAACTTTTGCAGATGCAGTTCTTGCTGCTGAAATTGTTTATGCATATTGTAAAAAACCAAATGTTGAGGAAAAGGTTTCTGATATTGATATGCAACCTCAAAAATCTGGTCAGTCTGGTGGTAAACAACAGAGTTCAGAATCACAAGGATCCTCTGAAACTGACAGTGAAAGTCAGCAATCTGAAGAAACTGTTTCTTCTGGTCAAAAGAAAGAAAAAAGTAATGAATCTGAAGAACCAGAAGTTAGCACTGATGAAATCTTCAATGAGCGCACTCAAGAATTCAATGGCAAAATGGATTCACCTGAAAGTGGATATTTTGAGATGCCAAAAATTGACTTGAGTACTATCATTATTAGTAATGAGAAAGTTCATTCAGAATTGAATAGTTCTTGGGATCAACAACTCGTTCCACTCACTACTGTCAGTCAGTATGATGGTAAAGAAGTAACTTATGCTGCTGACTTTTCATATGCTGATAAAAAGTATCAAGAATTTAAAAAATCAGCACAACGTGAAGTTAACTATCTTGTAAAAGAATTTGAGTGTAAGAAATCTGCTGATGCTTATGCTCGTGCCTCTGTCTCTAAGACTGGTGTTCTTGACTGCTCTAAACTTCACACCTACAAGTTTAATGAGGATCTCTTCAAGAAAGTAACTGTTCTTCCTGATGGTAAAAATCATGGTTTGATTTTTATTCTTGACTGGTCAGGTTCTATGCAGAATGAAATGCTTGATACTATGAAGCAGATCTTCAATCTGATTTGGTTCTGTAGTAAAGTCAATATCCCATTTGATTTGTATTGCTTCACTAATTCTTATAAAGATTTCAATCCTTATGAGGTCTTTAGGCACAAAGAACTCAAGTACTCTGATGCAAACAAATTTGTAATTCGTGATTTCAATCTCCTAAATCTCCTTACATCTGGATTGAAGAAAAAGACTCTTGATGAGCAAATGATTTCTATCTGGCGTCTTGCTTTTTCTATGAAGAATTGGGTTAACTATAGCTGTCCTGAGGGATATGGTCTTTCTGGAACTCCTCTGAATGAGACTATTGCCTGCCTCTATGAGATTATTCCACAGTTCAAAGCAAAACATGAACTTCAAAAAGTTCAGTGTATTATTTTGACTGATGGGGAAGCTAATTGTCTTCCAGTGGCTAAGATTAGGACTTTGGAAAATGGAGAAGAGAAAGTCTTTATGGGATATCCTACTGCGATGAATAGTTATTTTCGCAATAGGAAGAACGGTCATACCTATCAACTCTTGCCAGAATATTATAAGTTTACTGAAGTTCTTCTTGAAGATTTGAAAAAAACTTTTACTGATACTAACTTTATTGGTATTAGGTTGATTGAAGGGCGTTCTATGCGTTACTTTATTTCAAAGTATGAAACACTTGATGAGAAAAAAGTGAAGATCATTAAGAAAGACAGATTCTATGCAATCAAAGAATCAGGTTATACAACTTACTTCGCAATGGCAAATGGATCTTTGAGCGCAGAAACTGATTTTGATGTTGAAGAAGGAGCATCCAAGGCAAAAATTAAATCTGCTTTTGCTAAAAATTTGAAAGGCAAAGCTCTAAATAAAAAAGTTCTGAGTCAGTTTATGGATTTGGTTTGCTGACCAATCAGTAAACAGTCCACTGAGGAGTTTTTCTGCTCCTCATATGCTTTATAATTATTCTGTTGAAACAAACCACTCATGGCAATCTCCACTGAATACGTCATTTCTTCTCTTCAAGCACTTTATGGTGACAACGTGACATCTGCTGATGTTCGTGCTTGGTGTGCTATGAATGGCACCACCTATCAGACTGTTACTAAAAAACTTGATCAATATAAGTCAGGTCGTGGTAAGTGGAATCTGACCATTCAAGAAAAACTGGAACATACATATCAAGCACCATCTGCTATTCCTGCGATCGAACAAAACCTTATTCCCAGCAAAGATGATACCTTTGTCCCTTTTGGTAACTTCAGTGATATCAAAAAGATTCTTAAGTCCAATCTTTTCTATCCAACGTTCATTACTGGACTTTCTGGCAATGGTAAGACGTTCTGTGTTGAGCAAGCTTGTTCCCAACTTAAAAAGGAACTGATCCGTGTCAACATCACCATTGAAACTGATGAAGATGATCTTATTGGTGGTTTTCGTCTTGTTAATGGTGAAACTGTTTGGCATAATGGTCCAGTCATCGAAGCTCTGGAACGTGGAGCTGTGTTGCTTCTAGACGAGGTTGATCTCGCATCCAATAAGATCCTGTGTCTCCAATCTATTCTTGAGGGTAAGGGTGTCTTCTTGAAAAAGATTGGTAAGTTCATTCAACCTGCTCCTGGATTCAACATCATTGCCACTGCTAATACCAAGGGCAAAGGATCTGATGATGGACGATTCATTGGCACCAATGTTCTTAATGAAGCATTCTTGGAACGTTTCTGTGTGACCTTTGAGCAAGAGTATCCCACCCCTGCTGTTGAGCAAAAGATTCTCTCTGGTATCTGTGATGACCAAGAATTCTGTAAGCACCTGGTTGACTGGGCAGACATTATTCGCAAGACCTTCTATGATGGTGGTATTGAGGAAATCATCAGCACTCGTCGCTTGGTTCACATTGTGAATGCCTACAGCATCTTTAATGATAAGGCAAAAGCAATTCAAGTCTGTATTAATCGTTTTGATGAAGAGACCAAGGCATCTTTTCTAGAACTCTATGATAAGGTTGATGCTAATTTTCAACTTGACCCTGAGCAATCTAACTGATATAATATTGGAGGATTATTATGACTAACACTATGTCTGAAAAAGATGATATCACCATTCTTGGTGGTAAAAGTGAAACAACTGAAAAAGACTGGAATGACTTCTGGGCAGTAGGTGAAAGTGATGGTGATTGGATTACAGACTATGTTGGTGCTGCCCAAGCAGTCCCATTTACCTTGTTCGGTGGTGAACCAGGACAAGATACTATTACATTTGATTTAAATATGGATAATGAATTGCCTAAAAGCGTAATTCGAGAATCAAACAATGGGTTCTGGAAGTATGAAGAAGATCTGACCCTGAAAGAAGTTCAGGATTATCTT